CGATGCTTTGTAGCAACTTCAAGAATTCATCCGTACCTACGGCATCTAAGGATGAATCAAATACTTCATCTAGGATGAGTATGTTTGTATTGGCACTGTTTTTGATTCTGGCAACCTCACGCCATGCAAGCAACAACGCAAGATCAATGCGAAGTTTTTCGCCTTCACTAAATGACATATACGAGAATGTATCACGGTGTCTACTCTTAATCGTTTCGTTGAATTCTTCATCCAATGTAAAGTTAGCAAAGAAATCCATTGAAGTCAAGAACTTGTTGATCAGTTTGTTCATAATAGGCAAATAATGCTGAATGATCTTTCTCTTGATACCGCCATCCTTAAGGATGGTACCGGCGATATCATAATAGTGGCGATCTTCAACAAGATGCTTCTTGTCCAGAATTAACTTGTCATATTGATTCTGCAAATCATCCAGTTTCTTCTTTTCATCATCTGTTTGATTCTTGCTGTTTTTGATCTCATTGATATCTCGTTCCAACTGTTTGATGTGGTTGTTAGCAGAAAACAGTTGTTTGTTTTTCTCTGAAACCTCTAGTTGAATATCAGATACTTTACCGAGTGTGTTTCGAATCTCAGTAAGTGTTTTTGTTTCCTGATCAATAAGGACTTCTATATCATGAATGCCTTTTCTGATCGTATCTGCTTTATCTGCTCTTGATTGGACATATGATTTGATTGATTCTGAATCCTTATCCACACGCTGCATACAAGTAGGGCAATCTTCGATCTCGTCGAAGAATTTCAAATCATCGTCAATCTTCTTTATGTTCCGGTTCATTTGTGATTTTAGTGTCTCCATCTTGGATAACTTCTTCACAATGTCCTGTTCTGATTTGGTTTCCTCTAGAAGTTTATTCGCCTGATTGCTCAATGTCTCAATAGATTCATTCAAACTCGAAACAACCTGTTTCGTCTTATCAATATCTGATTGCTTTCGTGTTATAGTCTCTTTGTTCTTTTCTTTCTCGGCATCAATGTACCTACGAATAACATCGACCTTCTCCTTTAGAACATCGATCTTATATTCGTATTCTCTCAATTCTTCTTTGTTGGTGGAGATTCTTGATTTTAGAATCTGATTCATAACAGAAAACACATTGATATCTAGAATGTCTTCGATGACTGCTCGGCGATCGGCTGCCGGTAACTGCATGAATGGCACAAATGAAGATGAACCAAGAATCACGACCTGTGTGAAGGACTTGTAATTCATCTTCAGGATATGTTCTTCAAGATATCGTTGATAATCTTTTGCATTGGCGGTCTGATTGACCAGTTGGCCGTTCTTGTGTATCTCAAACACTTTTGGTTTGATTCCTCGACGAATCAAATATTCATCAGAACCGATATTGAATTCAACTTCTACTAGGCAGTTCTTTTCGTTGATTGAGTTTACAAGTTGCGGAATGTTAATCTTCCGAAACGGTTTCCCGAATAACCCATAAGTGATCGAATCAAGAAATGCAAATGACTTTCCGTTTCCATTGCTACCAGAAACCAATGTGGTTCTGTCTTTGCATAGATCAATTTCAGTAAACGAATTGCCAAATGATCCAAAATTCTTGAATCTGGTTTTTGTGAAGGTAATCATTGCGATAATGCCTCGAAGTACAATTCACGGACAATAGTTTTCAAGTGCCCTTTATCTTCAACATCGTCCATGGAATCAATTTCGTTATTAATCAGTGTCAAGGTATCCTGAGCAAGGTCAATCATAACACCATCATCATCATCAATCAAGACTTCTTCTACAATTGTGATATTTGCCACTGAGTTCTCATACAACTTATCCAAGAACCGGTCGAATTGATATGCATTCTTCTTGTTCTTGATGAAAATCTTCACATAGGTCTGAGCATACTTACTCAAATCACTATTGATTAAATCCTCCGCATCTTGTGATTCCGTGTCATCCCAATACACCGCATGGAACATGCGGTTTGGATTCTCGATGAAATCGATAGTATGATTGGAAGTATCAAATACATGAAACCCTTTCTTCTCATGAAGATCAGAAAAGGTGATCTGGTACTGAGTACCTAAGTAGTATACATTGTTCTTAGTCTGCTTGCTATGGAAGTGTCCAGAAAGAACCATCTCGTATTTCTTCAAGATGTTATCTTCCATGCCACCCTCAAACTTCACACCCCGCATGACTTCATAACCATTTAGTTCGAAGTGACCACAACAGATATTTGAGTTACTAGCAACGATGTACTTGGTAACTTCGTCAACATTCTCTTTGTTGATCCACGGAATCATATCAAAGGTACACTCACCAAACTTGATTTGAGTAGGTGTGTCATACAAATAGAAGTTATCATATCTGTCTGCGAACAACTCACGAATCGAGTTCACTTCGTTTGTGTTTCTGTAATAGGTGTCATGATTGCCTATTAGACAATGAAACTCCACACCCATCTTATTCAGGCGATCGAAAACCTGTTGCCTGACCTGATTCAGAGTGTTGAAGTTTACAAACTTGCGGCGATCCATAAGGTCGCCCAAATGAATCACATGCTTAATATCATGTTCTTCTAGATACGGGAAAAACTGTTCTTCGAAGAAAGAAATGAAATACCTCAAAAAGGTCTGACTATCTGAACGCGCCCCAAAGTGACTGTCATTACATATAGCAACACGCATACTCTATTTCTCTCCATATTACTCAAAAAAACCATCAAGTGTAGCGCCTGTTTGTGACTTCTTATTGTCCTCTTGTGTCTTTCTTTTTTTGCGCTTCTTCTTTGACTTTAAGTCAAACTTTTTGATATCACCTTCGGTTAGATTGAATTCTCTTTCAACTAGTTCTTCGCTGGCAAGGATTTCTTCATCGGTATCATAACTCTTTTCCATGAAATCACGAAAGATGCCTTCTGTATCATTTTGCTCGATCAATCTATACTTGATAAAGGTCTGTTTCTTTTCTTTCTCAATTCTTCTCAGGAATGCATAGTATATAATCTGAGTGAAATAAGAAAAGGGATTTTTCGAAACTTCTGGATCAAAATTCGAACAATACATAACACAGTTCTCTATACCATCCGAAATCATTTCTTCCCGAAAGGGATAGTTGATGAAGTTCGCCTTAGTAGATAATCGCTCTGCGATCATTAGAAAACATTCACCGATATATTCTGGCAGAGGTGGTTTAGGATCATTGTTTTTCTCTGCTTCCTTATATTGTTGTTTCCATTCTTTCATCACATCGAAGAATTTTGCATTATCAATGTAATGGTTATCATTCGCCATTCAAACACCTCATATTTCTATCACATTTTTGACTTTTTCTCCTTGACGACTTGACACGCCTCTGTATAATGGCTTTGTCAACCATGATGATAAGGACTATATTCTGATTCAAAACCAATCCTTATCATCCAATGGCCAATCTTTAAAATTGGGTCCATGATCATCATCCCGTCGAGTCTCATGGCCATGTTGATCTCCGGAACCAAACAAACCATATTCATCTTCTTCTTCATCGGCCGATTCACCCATCAGGTGTTGGCCCAACGCTTTCAAGGGCCCTTGACCCATCATTGCAATCATCATCAACATATTGTTGAAAAGAAATCCCGGGATATTGATGTTAACATTACTTTGACCTGACTTTGACAGAGTTGGGGGAACGAATCCTCCTAGACCAAAACCACCCAGTGCATCACCCAGTGCAATCATGTCGTTATCGTTATTTATGTCTTCATTCTGTTGAGAAGAATTCGGTGTAGAGTCCCTACCAACCTTCTCAACTCCAAAAGGGAGGTTAATGAGTTCTTCTTTATAGAGATTAACAAGTTCTTCCGAACATTCGCTCATGTAAAGAATATCATTCTTTGCGACTTCAAGAATTTTATCTTTGAGGTACATACAGGTCCGACGCAGATGAACCACATCATGCTTCGAGCCCGCTTCCGGATCGACGATGATTTCTTCAATGACATCCATCGGACATTTGATAGTTATCATTCTGTTTGACTTCTTACCGGTTTCACCTATAATTTCACCAACCATTGTGAGTCCGGACTTATATCGAATGTAGTATACTGCGTTACTCATATTTGTACCTCAATCTAAGTTGATTTTGTTAATTTTGTATTGAAACTTCTCTGATTGATATATCTTCAATCGTTCTTCAAAATGCCTTAATGTGTGATTCTTGTAAGACAACCATGATATATCATCACCAATATCATACAACTTTGCAACCTCCTTGTGCTTAGATTTTCGCAATTGCCTTCCAATACTCTGTAGAACACGAATTCTACTTTTGGATGGTGATGCAAAAATGATATTGTGTAGTCTACGAATAGAAATGCCTGTACTGAATGTGCCATATGAGGCGACAATGATTGCTTCGGATTCCTGTTCCGTGATCTTACGAATCTCCTCCCGTGCTTGTAATTCAGTACCACCGTGTACAAAGAAAACAGGTCTTCCAGAGTCTTTTGTTTTCTCCTTGATAAGGTTATACAGAACCTCACCGTGCTTCTCTACGAATTGAAATAGTATAAGCGTATTACCGGCAATATTCAAGGACAAATTTGAAATAAACTCATTTCTTTTTGGATTCTGAACAATCCAATCTATTTCATCTTGATACTTAGCACGAACCATTGCCTTGCGAGAGGTTTCGTTGTGTTGTAACAGAATGTTGTTGATCTTTAGTTGTGAGAGTAAGTCTTTGTCAATGAGGTCCTTTGTGGTTGTTACTTTATATACTGGACCGAATAGTCCTTCAATGACTAATTTGTGAGTCAAAGAACCATCAAGTGTACCTGTAAGTCCGATGCGATACGGGCACTTTTTCAACTTAGTCATAATACCTTTGAGTGAATCTGCTTTGAATAGGTGACATTCATCACCGAAGACACATTCAAACTGATCGAAGTATTCCTGAGGGAGTTTGTAGATAGATTGCCATGTTGAAATAACCACCTTCTTGTTTGTATTCTTATCAACTCCACCTGTAATACAGTGGCACATCTTTTCTGCATCCCAACCGTTTTGTGTTGAATACTCTTTGAAATCGTTGTACATCTGAGCCACCAATGAAGTGGTTGGTACAATGATTAGAATCTTCTTTTCTGGATTGATTTGTTCTGAGTAGTATCTCAGCATGCTGTAAATAATCAGACTTTTACCAGAACCAGTAGGCGATAGCAACAAACATCTACTATTGGCGATACCGTGTCTCACTGCATCTACTTGGTGATAATGTGCAGTGATAGGTTGACCACCCGCAAATGGTTTTATCTTTTTGCTCAAGTAATCAATGATGTGATTATCTGTGATTGCAATCTTGTTTTTGACTGGTACAGAAATCGTATACTTTCGGTCCTTTGCGAACCGAATAATGTGGTCCAGAAGTCCTGCATAGATTGTTTGTGTATAGATGTTATATAACCGGATGCTGCCATCCCACTTTCGTTTTCTGAAAGCAGGCATGTATTTGTGTCCTGGTACTTTGAATGTGAAATAATCTTGCAGTTCCTTTGCAAGTCCTCGTTCACATTCGACTCGAAGTTCACTAGAGTCTATGTAGGTTACGACTAGATCATGTTCCATACCATTATATATGGAACATTACCTACCTTAAGGATTAAAAGGTTTTTCGTCGAATGTAATTTCTATGTCACGGTCCTCGAAGACGATTCCATCCCAAAGAACAACTTCAATGCCGGAATTTAAAAGAAGATTGATACCATCATTGCACTTAGATTGCCATCGTTCTGGCAAACGATCCATGAGTTGTTTATGTCCAATTACCTTTGCGATCTTGCATCGAACAATCGCCTTTGCACACTCGGAACATGATATAAATGGGCAATACAAATGAAGACCGTTTGTGACAATTCCTCTTGACGCCGCTTCATATAATACACTTCTCTCTGCACAAACAATATGCCTGTACTTTTCAGGCACCTCTCTCATTTCATCCGTAATAGAGAAGTGGTCAGGATATGGATATTGATTTGCCGATCCTAAAACGATTCCAGCATCAGGATGTAAAAGAACAGCACCGTTCTGTGTTCTTTGATCATGTGAATCTCTATATGCATAGACATACGCACGCATCAGACACAAGTGATGCATTGCATTCTTTTCAATGGGAAGGTTATTAATTGACTCCATTGGCAAACTTTCTGTACTCGATGCAATTTCGAATTGCCCAGTTTCTATTGTTGATTGATTTGATAATGGCGCCAAGGTATTCGATCTTCTCTTTTTGGTAGTCCATCTTTGCTCGCATCTTTGCTAAATCAGAATCAGCATCTAGGTAAATATCCATATCTGATTTGAGAATCTTAAGATCAAACTGTTCCCAACCTTCTGCCTCTAGTTGTTCCTTGGACATTTTGCCAGAGTAGTATTCTCTTTTCTTACATACCAGTTCTTTATATTGAACATCATATTTCATGAGGATTATTCGTTCATCATGAAATAGGTTCAGGTACTTGCTATGAAGTTGGGGCACACGCAATGCCTCAAGATCAAGTTCACTGTCCTTGATAGGCATATCTTTTTCGACTAGTTTTTTGATTTCACTTAGTTCCATAGCAGCATTTTAGCAGACAAAATACAAATGTCAAGCCTTTTCTATCTCAAATGAAGTATAAGCAAAAGAAACCCTTGCTACGATGCTTTCTGTATCCGTTTGAATCGAAGAAAACTCCCAACCACCGATAGAAACAGGGAAGATGTTCTTGAAACGGACGATTGTGTTGATTCGTTTCTGGTTGTTCAGGATGAATAAAGATGCCTCTGATAGGTTGTTATCACCTGGATCAATACTATTCCAATCATCAATCGCAACCATTCTGCGCATCCAGTTGTCAAGTTCTCTATATGCTTCCATATCTTCGTCAACAAGAAACTGAACATCAATGTTACCAAACTCAACAGAAGTACCAGGGTGTTTAATAGGAACAAGTCTAGATGGTTGATTGATTATTCCGATACTGATATCTGGCATACTTGCAGATTGTACAAATTGGACTAGTTTTGGAATTCGATGCAAGTGAAAACGAAACCCATCCGGTTGAACAT